GAGTTGGTGCTATTCAAACTCGCCCAGGAGTAACCGAATATGCAGATGATCTTACTGGCGAAATAAAAAATTTCGGGACATTAAATAATTCTGTGGTTCCTGGAGGATACAACAAAGTCAGTATTGTTGGTTCAGATAATCTTTTGGTTGGGAATCAACAATCTCCGGCTTTAGGAAAACTAGATGATTCTCATTATATATATTTATATTCCGATGCTACAGGTAAGGCAAAAGCTCAAGTTTATGAAATAAATTTAGATACAGGAGTTTCTACTCCTATTGGATCAGCTGTTCAGTTTGATACATCTTGTTCTTATCTTAATATTTCTCAAATTGATGCTAACCATTTTATTTTGTTCTGGAGTGGAAATACAAGTAAAGGATACACTCAAGTTGCAGAAGTTGATCTTGGCACCTGGGCTGTAACTATGAAAGGATCACCGGTTCAATATGAGGCAAACATTGGAGGATATAATTTCTCTCAAAAATCAGATGCAAATCACTTCGTAAATGTTTGGACAAATGGCTCTAACCAATCACTAGCTCAAGTCGCAGAAGTTAATCTTGGGACATGGGCTGTGACGATGAAAAGCTCTCCTTTGTTAGTTGCAGGGTTTAGTAATTTCCACACATCTGCAATCTATTCTGATGGGTTACATATGATAACTTTCTGGAATGAGGCTGGATTAGGATATGCTCAAGTTCTTGCGATAAATAACTCAACCTGGGCTGTGACTGCTCTGTCTACCAAACTTACCTTCGATGCCACAGCTGCGACTTTTGGTTCTTGTGCATCACTAGGAGATGATCAACACTTTATTTTATTCTGGCATGGAAATACAGGGGGGTATACTCAATGTTTTAATGCAAACCCTTCAACCTTCGCAGTTACTGCTCTAGGTTCACCATTGGTATTTGATACAAACGGTTCTTATTCTCACGGTAATTACAATACTTGTTTAGCAGTTGGAGATGGCCAACATTTTAATAATACATGGGGGAATAGAATTACTCTTACTGAATTTGAGACAAAAAGCCAAATTTTTTCTGTTAATCTTTCTACTTTTGCAGTTACGGCTGTTGGTTCTCCGTATGTAGCAACACATGCTTATTATCTTGCTATTAGTATTTTAGCCACTGCTTATAGAATAATTACTATATATCAAACAACAACTTCAACACCAGGGCCATCAAACCTTACTGTTTTTGCTATGACAGGGGTTAGATACTACAATGATTTCTTGTATGCTCAGCAAGGAAACGGAGATGTTTATAGTTGGGATGGAGCCAACTGGACATCAAGAAGAACTGGATTAAAAGTTACGAATAAGGCTCGCTTTGCTCAGTTCTTAAATTATCTATGGATGGTAAACGGAGACTTCGATGACGGTGATCCTGTTGCAACTTCAAATGGTGGAGCTTTCGGAACAGATTTGGTTCCAACTGACTTCCCTGGTGGAGATTTTATTTCAGCAGGATTTGAAGGAAGAGTTTGGGTTGCAGTTAAAGCAACAGATACTATTTACTATACTGATATTGTTCAGTTCGCACCTCCTTCAACCTATACTTTGACTTTCGATTTAGCTGTAAACTTTATAAAGAATTTCTCTCCTCAAGATGGTGAGTCTATTACCGCTTTGATGAGAGTTCCAAGAGCACTTCTTGTTTTCAAAGAAAATCATATCTACCGTATTTACGGTGCCTCTTCTGTGGATGCTTACCCTGCATACAATGTAGGAACATATTCCCAAGAATCAATTATCGAGGCCAAAGATGGAATTTATTTCCATCACTCATCTGGTTTTTATAAATTTGATTACGGTGGCCAGCCGGTTGAAATATCTCGTAGAATTATCGATTTTGTAAAAGCTATTCCATCAACTTACTATAAAGACATTACTGGAGTTTGGGATGGGTTTGATGCTGTTAAATGGTATGTCGGCCCTGTCACAGTTGAGGGAGTTACTTTCTCAAACTGTGTTCTAAGATACACAATATCTACACAGGTTTGGACTATCTATGATTACGAGAACAATGATATAACAGCGATGATAAGATTCGATGATGGAACTTCAATCAATCAAATAGCTGGAAATTCCGTAGGACAAGTTTCAACTCTTGATACTGGAGTTACTGATCTAGGGGAACCTATCTATTACGATATTATTGATCGATGGCGTTCTTTCACCAATATGTATGCTAGTTCAAAAGCAATTTCTGGTATGAATGTATTTACGGAAAATGCTGCTGGAATGTCAGTTAAATATCAAACAGAAAAGTCACCTGCTAATGACTGGAAAGAAATTGATACTGTTAACGAAAATTACAATTCACTATTTCCAAATGCCTCAACTGATGACTTTGCGGTTGTAAGATTTAGGTATCATGGGAGGAATTCTGGTGTGCCAATAATAATTCATGGGGTTGAGATATTATCAATTCAAGATAAAGGTTTCGACCAAAACTAATATGAAGTTAGACGAACTTGGAATGAATAGATGGGGTTATAAAGAAGTAAAACAAGGAGAAAATAATTCTTCTCCTAGTGTTTTAGACATGTCTAATAATTCTGAGTATCAAAAGTTTAGACAAAAAAACAATCAAGATCCATTTTCTTCTGACAATGTTGTTACAGGAACTGTTATTAGAAGTTGTTTTATTATCACTTCTGACTTCCCTGCTCATGCTGAAATATCTGGAAACGACATAATCTTTTTTGATGATTCAAAAGGGGGAGATGGAAATGTCACCGGAGACACTGTTACTCTTATTTTCAGAAGAGCCGACCAAAAACCTGGAGATTTCGTAATGCAAAAAAGACATGGTAAAGATGACGATTTAGACAATGTTATGGAAATGTTTTACCGAGCTGGAAGTTTTGGAAAACAAAACTATCTATTCATTGGTAGACAAGGGAATGATCAAAATTACAATACGAACTACATCGAAATAAATGCAAATTTTGATTCAACTAGCCCCTCAACTGACTCTAACGGTAAATTCATTGTAGTTATAGATAAAGATGCAGTGGCTTATACAAAATCACTTATCGCTTTGTTTGAAACAACTTTATCACTAGGTCTCTCTGGAGTAAGAGCAAACATCGGAGGCGAAGGAGATGGGGGAGGAGTCCAGTTATCTCACTACGATTCAGCCGGAAATCTAAAATCATATCTTGTGTTAGACAAAGATGGAGTTCAATATTCACAATCTGGAAGAGTTACATCGGCTGGGGTGGCCAGTGCAAAGTTTCCTCCCGGCTGGAGTGTATCTCATGCAGGAACTGGTCTCTACACTATCACACACAATCTAGGGCATACGAATTATTCAGTAGTGGTATCAGCAGTTGATAACGTATCTGCATGGGGTGGGCCAAGATCGATAAGTGCAAATAGTTTCCAGGTCGGTATGAATGGAGGAAGTGGTCCCGCAGATGTAGGTTTTTGTTTCTCAGTTTTCTAAAAAGTTTGCCTAAGAAATTTATTAGTAATATAATTATAAATAGAGTATGACAAAAGAACAAATAAAAGCAGAACAAATAAGACTCAACCAAACCTATGGATTCAATTTGGTTCCAGATGGTATTTTGGGTCCGAAAACAAAAGCTGCGATGGAGAAAGCTAATGTTATGCAAGATCAAATGGATCTTAATACAAAGTATAATGCTGGATTGAAAGTTGATGGTATTTGGGGTCCAAAATCTCAAGCAGCATATGATGCAGCAACTTCTCAGCATGTAGCTCAAATACAAAATGATAAAAAGGTTGCAGAGACAGGACAAGGATATAGCCAGGAAGAATGGGACAAGGTATTCAATGAAAATCTTGGCATTCTTAACCCTGCATATAAAGAGGAATTAGCTTATGAAAAAGCTAACCTTGGCTCAAATCTTGAACAAGCCCAGGCTGATTATGGCCAATACCAGGAAAATCAAGCTGATAAATTCCAGGAAGATAAAGCTGCTCTCGATCAAAATGCTGCTGACCAGGGTGTTCTTTTCTCTGGAGGTAGAGTCCAAAAAGAAAAAAAGCTTGGTTCGTCATACGCCAATGCTGATAAATATAAAAGAGATGCTTACGGAAGAAGTGTTGGTGAGAACCTAAGAAAATTTGAATACAAATACGGGGGAGACTCAATGAGCGGCCTATCTGATTTATATAAAACAAAAAGCAATATTTACAATCCAAATGTAGCCACCGGAGGAGTAACCAGTTCTGGCCTCTCTTCTGTGTATGCACAACCAAAGATGGGTTACTATGGAACAAATAATACAAAGATAAAGGCCGAGGCTGCACAAAGGGCTTATGGTCAGCTGGGAAATGTGTCGAACAAAAATAACCCTTATGGTTA